GCACCCTGGATGCCACCCGCAGCGACAGCGGCAAGCGCGACCTCTGGTTCATCGTGCCCACCGCGATCCGCAAGCGTGATCGCCTTGCCGCCGCCATGGCAGGCATCTGACTCCTGCGGGGGCGCTTGACGGGTGCCCCCTCTACCGACTACAATTCCAGAGCAAACCGCAACGCACCCCATGACCACCACCGCCCCGATCTTCCGCCCCTTCACCGCTGAGCAGAGCAGCGCCATCGCCAACGTTGAGATTGACGGCACCGCCGTGGAGGTGATCTTCCAGAGCAACAGCGACCGTGCCTACGGGTTCGAAGCGACCCCCGCGTTCGCTGCCCGCCTGGCAGAGGTGATCTCCTCCCCCGACCTGCTGGGACTCTCCCTGGGGCGCCTGATCAGCGATGCTCGCCGCAGCGGCGACCTGCAGCAGATCTGACCCCTACGGGGTGGGTTGACCATCCACCCCCGACCCTGTAGAATTCCAGAGCAAACCGCAACGCACCCGATGACCACCACCACCATCAACGGCATCCAGTTCACCATCACCCGCCTGCCCGTGGCACACGGCACCAGCGCCAACCGCTGGGCGAATCAGATCAAAGGCGGCAGCACCCGCGTTCGCACCCATGGCGGAGCGGCAGGCAGCAGCGCCACCCGCATGAGCACGGCGAACAGCGCCCTGGGCGACGTGGGGTGACGGTTCAGGGGGTGGCACACCCACCCCCGTTCGTTCGTGGCAGCAGCAGTATTATGGTATAACGGTATCGTGATGGCGGGGCGCCGTGGCTAAAAACCGATGGATCCCTCAATCTATAAAGTGTTACCCAAGCAAGACTTATATTTCACTCAAAGTAAAAAAATTTCTCCCATAAAAATTTCTCCAAATAAGTCGATTATAATTATTAAAGTTACTATATAAAACGAAATGTAAATTAATAAATGAAAAAAAATCTTGATGAAAATCGCCAATTATTACAAGTTGATCCAGTAACTGGGGAGTATTATCTGATTATTCCTGAATGTATTGTGAATGAATTTTCGTGGTATGAAGATACTGAAATAATATTGAAAACCGATGGAGATGAATTAATTCTGTGTGAAAATAAAGATTGAGCGCATTTGACTTTTCATACATAATACTGTATAATACTGAAGTAAAATTATTCCTATTATGGCTAAAGGATTCACTGTAAAAGCAAAAACTCCAATTGCATCAGGTTCGTCTGAACCAGAATTCGATTATGAAGCGGCACGTGAGATTATTCGTGGCAAATCAATTGTTTTCTGTTTACCTGGAAGAGGAGTTTCTTACACATATTTAAAAAATTTCGTTCAGCTTTGTTTTGATCTTGTGCAGAATGGTGCAAGTATTCAAATTTCACAAGATTACAGTTCCATGGTTAATTTTGCCCGTTGCAAATGCCTTGGAGCAAACGTACTTAGAGGTCCTGATCAACTTCCATGGGACGGTAAGTTACAATATGATTATCAACTTTGGATTGATTCGGATATTGTTTTCAATACTGAATCATTCTACAGATTAGTTCTCATGGACAAGGATATTGCGGCAGGGTGGTATGTAACTGAAGATGGTCACACCACGTCTGTTGCTCACTGGTTGGATGAAGAAGATTTCCGTGGTAATGGTGGTGTAATGAATCACGAAACCGTGGAAACTATTTCTAAGCGTCGTAAACCATTTACAGTCGATTATACCGGATTTGGTTGGTTGCTGATTAAAAACGGTGTATTTGAACATACCGAAATGAAGTATCCTTGGTTTGCACCTAAAATGCAAGTCTTTGAATCTGGTGAGGTTCAAGACATGTGTGGAGAAGATGTATCATTCTGCCTAGATGCAAAAGAAGCAGGATTTGAAATTTGGTGCGATCCTCGCATCAGAGTTGGTCACGAAAAAACAAGAGTTATTTGATACGATGGCAGACAAGTACGATATTTTCTGTAAGGGACGTAAAATTTACACTAATCTTACAGAGGAAGAGTATTTTGATATTATGGAGGATTTGGCAGATGAGTTTTATCGGTCAAATTCTCCAAATCCAGACGAAATTGAAACTGAAATTATAGGAGAATAAACATGGCAGTAAAGGTAAAGGGTGGACTGAATAAGAGCAGTTCTTATATTCCTGGTCCACCAAAGAAAAGTCGGCAAGGAGATGGGGATGGTACTAAGTACTCAGCTACGTCTCGCAATAAAGCTCGTAAGCCTTATAGAGGACAGGGCAAATAATCAAAAATGATTCAATTAAATCCTACAATCCCAGTCATCACCCCCAAAGGTAGTGGTTGGGCATTTTTTTTAATCGACCGATCTCAAGAACATGATCTGGAATGGGTCGTTTTTCTCGATGAAGGAGGTATTTGTTGGACTTTTCGCAATAAAGACATCCGAATTCAAGAAAATGACACTTTTTCTCGTAAAAACATCATGGATTTTTCAAAATAAATAGATTTTTCGGATCTTTGTGTATTGGAACAGTTTTCGATGGGCAATCACCTACTCTTAGAGGTGTATGATGTTGATTTTGAGGCGATTAACGATGTAGAATCGCTTCAAAATGCCATGATATGTGGTATTAAACGTGCAAACATGACTATTTTGAACGTTTTTTCACATTGTTTTATTCCTCAAGGATGTACAATTGTAGTTGCACTTGCAGAAAGTCATGTCTCGTGCCATACTTGGCCCGAAAACGGGTGTTTGGCAATAGATGTGTATACTTGCGGTGAAGGAAACCCAAAACTAATTGCTATTGAGATGTTAAAATACCTAAATTCCGATAATTATAATTTAAGATACCTTTATCGTTAAATAATGGTAGGGGAGATAGCAACCTCCTTCCAAAAAAAGTTCTGTTTTTAACAAAACAGGAGCTAAAATGTCAAATTTACCAGTAGATAGAAGTAAAGACTACATGCATCAAATGTGGGGAACCACAAAACTCATAACCGATTACGAAGTCTTTACTGAAAAGAAAAAAGTAATTCAAGAAATCATGCATGACGACATTGAAAAAAACAAATTTAGTTTATCAGAAAAATCTCATGAATTTATCAGAAATGATAATGACTATGATGATTGGGATTATGGAACTGAACCAATTTACGGACGTCCTTGGTCCTAATATAAATAACAAAAAGTATATGACCTAATACGTTAATGGCAATAACGAGAGTATCAAAAGGATTTAAGGATATTAGTCTGTCTTTTGACATGCACCCTATTACCAAAGATATTCTCGTCTTAACTAACGAAGTTGCGATTAAAAAATCAATCAGAAATATTATTCAAACAATTCCATCTGAAAGATTTTTTAATCCTTTATTTGGATCTCAAATAAGACCTACTTTATTTGAATTTATAGATTTTGGTACTGCTTCAATATTAAAAAGTTATGTTGAACTTGCCATATCTAACTTTGAATCACGTGTTACTGATGTTGAAGTTGAAGTTACACCATACCCAGATTTAAATTCCTTTGAAATTATCGTTTATTTTACTATTATTGGCGAAAATACACCAAAACAAACATTCACCTACATTTTAGAGGCAATTAGATAAAATGCCTTTTACCAGATTTGCTAATCTAGATTTCGATGAAATTAAAACATCAATAAAAGATTACCTTAGGTCAAACTCTAATTTTACTGATTTTGACTTTGAAGGATCCAATTTTTCTGTTTTAATAGATATTTTAGCATATAATACTTACATAACAGCATTTAATGCAAATATGGTTGTAAATGAATCTTTTTTAGATTCGGCAACTGTAAGAGAAAACGTCGTTTCTTTGGCAAGAAACGTAGGTTATGTTCCTAGATCAAGAAGATGTTCGAGAGCAGTCATATCATTTGATGTTAATTTAGGAGTCCCAGTTACTGCACCAACTCAACTTATACTCAAATCGGGTTTAGTTTGTATTGCTCCAACCGATAATAGCTCATACGTATTTTCTATACCAGAAAATATTATTACAACAGTTGATGCAGATTCTGCAATAGCTTCTTTTACGGATATAGAAATTTATCAGGGAAATTTAATAACTCAACAATTTGCAAATATTTCTACATTAAATTATAAATTTATTTTAACTAATGCGAATATTGATACCAGTACTATTGTAGTCAAAGTAAATGGTATTCAATATAATATGATTGATAATATCACAGAAGTTAATGATACATCCGAAATTTATTTAATACAGGAAATAGAAGATAATAGATATCAAATTATATTTGGAGATGGAATTTTAGGAAAAAAATTAGAAGGTGGATCAACGGTAGATGTTAGTTATATAATTACTGATGGAAAAGGTGGAGATGGTCCATCTTTATTTTCCTTTTCTGGAATTTTGACAAATAATTTAGACCAAATTCAAACTCCTACAGCACCAATTTCAATAACAACAGTTTCTTCTGCTACTGGAGGTAATGATCTAGAATCAATTGATTCTATTAAATATTTTGCTCCAAGATTATATTCTTCTCAATATAGAGCAGTTACTTCAGTTGATTATGAATCCATAGTTAAATTTATCTATCCAGAAGCTGAAGCGGTAACTGTTATAGGTGGAGAAATTATGGATCCTCCACAATATGGCAATGTTTTTATAAGTATTAAACCAAAAGATTCTTATAGATTATCCGATTTTACAAAAAGTGATATTCTTAAAAAAATAAAAAAATATGGAGTGATAGGAATAAATCACCAAATAATGGATCTCAAGGTTCTCTATGTAGAAATTGATAGTTCTATTTACTATAATCCAAATAGAATTTTGAATTCTTCAATATTAAAAGAAAAGGTATTGACATCTTTAGAATCTTATGCAAAATCTATAAATTCCACAAAAACAACAGGAAGATTTAGATATAGTAAGGTTGTTCAATTAATTGATAGTGTTGATTCATCTATAACATCTAATATTACCAAAATTAAAATGAGACGTAATTTAAATTGCGTTTTAAATAATTTTGCACAATATGAATTGTGTTTTGGAAATCAATTCCACAAAGAAATTGGAAAATATAATATTAAGAGTACTGGATTTACTGTTTTGGGTGAAACTGGAACATGTTTCTTTGTTGATGTTGCCACAAGCAGTGATATTGGAGATTTAACCATAGTTAAACCTTTGGAAGATTTAAAAATTTTTCAAATAGTTAAAAAATCAATTGGAACTGTCAACTATAAAACGGGAGAAATATTAATTAATACAATCAATATAACATCAACAAATTTAAATAATGGTGTGATAGAAGTTCAAGCATATCCAGAGTCTAATGATATTATAGGGTTAAGAGATTTGTATGTTATTTTTGATGTTAACTCTAGTTCAAATGGCATAAATATGCTAAGAGATACTATTGTTTCTGGCGAACAAATTTCTGGAGTCGATTTTCCAGTAACATCAAGTTATTCAAACGGTAAAATAACGAGGTAATATGATATCAACAAATTTTGAGAGTAGAATAAAGATAAATCAAATTATTGATAATCAAATACCAGAATTTATTTTAGAAGAAAATCCTAAATTTTTAGAATTTTTGCGTCAATATTATATTTCTCAAGAATTTGAGGGCGCTCCAACAGATTTAATAGAAAATTTAGATCAATATTTAAATTTTGATTATTTAAACGATAAATTAGTTTCTGATGAAATTTATTTGTCATCCAATATAGCAGTAGATTCAAAGTCAATAACAGTTTCTTCAACAAAAGGATTTCCAAAAAAATATGGTTTATTAAAAATTGATGATGAAATTGTTACTTATGAAGAAATTGATAATAATACCTTTTTAGGATGTTCTCGCGGATTTTCTGCAGTAACGTCCTTTAATGATCCCCAAAATCCAGAAGAATTAATTTTTTCTTCATCTCAAGCAACTTTACATAAATCTGGATCAGTTGTTACTAACTTGAGTTCTTTATTTTTAAAAGAATTTTATAAAAAATTAAAGTATCTTTTTGCTCCAGGATTTGAAGATTTTGAATTTTCACCAGAGTTAAATATCAACACTTTTATTTCAAAAATAAAATCTTTTTATCAATCAAAGGGAACCGACGAATCAATAAAAATTCTTTTTAAAGTATTATATAACGAAACTCCAAAAATTATAAATCTAGAAAATTTCTTATTAAAACCATCTGATGCAGAATATCTTCGCAGAAGTGTAGTTGTATGTGATCTAATAACAAAAGGTGCAAATCCATTTAAATTAGTTGGACAACAAATAAAAAGTAATGATGGAAGTTTTTCAGGTCCAATATCAAAAGTAGACATATCGACAAAAAATAATAAAACAGTTTATAAAATTCATTTATTTTATGGATATGGTGATGATGATTTAATTGAAGGTAATTTTGTAATTACTCCAAAGTCTAAAATTACAGATTCTGTTTTGGCAGGAGCATCAACCATTAGCGTTGATTCGACTGTGGGATTTAAAAATTCTGGAACATTTGTATGTGATGGTCAAGAAATTACATATCAAAGTAAGAGTGTTAATCAACTTTATGGTTGTACTGGAGTTTTAAAATCAATAAATTCTGGAAAAGATTTATATTTTAAAGATTATGTAGTATATGGATATGAGGATGGAGATACTTCTAAAAAAATAGAATTTATTGTTATTGGATCACTATATGATGTTGAAGGAATCGAAAATTTTAATTTATTAAAACCAAACGATACGGTTAATTTGGGTCAATTTGGTGAAGATATTAGATTTGATGTTCAAAATAAAACTATAAAAGAATATGCTTTTAATTCTTGGGTTTATAACATTAGAACCAGTTATGATGTTCAATTTTTTACTCTAGGAAGTCCGGTAATAAATGTTTACGAAAATCCCCATCCAAGTAGTTTAAAAACAAATGATATTGTTGACATTTTGTTAAAAGATACCGAAATGGTAGTTTTATCTAATGTTGTTGTTAATTCTATTTCAAATAATGCGATAACTTTGGATACATCAATATCTGGGGTTTTACCACAGCAAAAAATAGCAATAAGAAGAAAATATAACTATGCGTCTAGTTCTACTATACCATTAAAATATCAAAATATATTAACAAATGTTCAAAATACATACGTGCATGAAAATGATATGTACGTTGCCTCAAATTCTTTACCACCAAGAGAAATAACCTTAAATATTAAAGAATCTTCAAAAACTATATCAAATGCCCAAGATGCAAATGAATTTTTTGATGGAATTTTGGGAGGTAAATATACAATATTATCTTTTGCTAATGAAGTTCCATTTTTAACTGGAGATGTAGTTAAGTATTTTTATACCACATCTTCACCCATAAATGGATTGCAAAATAATTTAGAATTTTATGTTGAGGTTTTGCCACAAAAAAATAAAATAAGATTATATTCTGCAATTTCTTTTTTACCAGTAAAAGATTTTTTAAGGTTTGATAAAAATACTCAAATTGGGCAGCACAGATTTGTTCTTGTTCAACATGCGTCACAAGTTATAAATCCATCCAATTCTCTTAAAAAAATTTCGTTAAGTCAAGATTTTAATTCTGATGAAGTACAAATAGAAACAGAACCTGGTGTAATTGGAACGTTAATTAATGGTGTAGATATTATCAATTATAAATCGACTGATAGGGTTTATTATGGACCATTAGAAAGAATTGATGTTTCAAATCCTGGTTTTGGTTATGATGTAATTAATCCTCCCCAAGTTGAAATTACTTCACCAAATACTGGTATTGGAAATACTGCAAAAATAAATTTAATAGTAACGGGTGAATTTAAAGAAGTATTGGTCGATCCTCAACAATTTGGGATTGAAAGAATCATATCTATTTCTGCAAAAGGTGGAAATGGCAAAAATGCAGTCTTTGAACCCATTATTAAAAAACAATATAGAGAAATTGTTTTTAGTGCAGAAATTTTAGATCTTGGGGGATCTCTTGATTTGCAAAATGATTCTTTCATCTTTAAAGAACCACATGGTTTAAATAACGGTGAAAAAATAGTTTATAATCCTAATGGAAATTTGGGAATTGGTATCGGATCATTTGCAGGTTCAAATTTGGATAGTGGAGAATATTTAATTAATGGTGCAACTTATTTTACAAAGGTCCTCAATCCAAATAGTATTCAAATATTTTCAAGTTATTCAGATTTAAATAGTGGTATTAATACTATTGGACTAACAGATGTCAATACTTATGGAATCCATAAGTTTAGATTATTTGAACCAATCAAAGTTTTATCCTACGTTAGAGTTGTCAATCCAGGAGAAGGATATTCTTATAAGTCTTTAAATGTTAATGCATCTGGAATATCAACACAAACTAGTATTATAACCTTCAAAGAACATAATTTTAATGAAGGTGATTTGATTAATTATTCTTATAGTCAAGAACCTATAGTTGGATTATCAACATCTAAAAAATATTATGTTTTAAAAATTAATGATAATTCATTCCAATTATCTGATGGTGGAGGAATAGATGACGATGAAACAACAACTAGTAAGTCAAATTATATAAAAAGAAATCCAACAATTATATCTTTGGTCGGAAATGGGTATCATACTTTTTCATATCCAAAAATTTCTGTAAAGGTAGATGCTGAGTACAGTGGGATTACTTCTGCCATAAATTTAACACCAATAGTTAGAGGAAAAGTTACTGGTGCATATTTATATGATCCTGGATCCGATTATGGATCTACCGCACTTAATTTAAATATTAAACCTCTAATAACTATAAAAAAAGGTTCTGGTGCTCAATTAAAACCTTTGATTTTTAATGGAAAAATAATATCAGTTCAAGTTCAAAATAAAGGATCCAATTATGATGAATCTATTGATTTGGAAGTAATTGGTAGTGGGATAGGTTGCAAATTACGAGCTGTTGTAATTGATGGATTACTAGATTCTGTAGTAGTTTTAAATTCAGGTGTTGGGTATGATAACTCCACCACCATTATCGTGTCTACAATTGGGCAAGGAGTAGTTTTAGTTCCAACTATAAGATCTTTAATAGTTAATGATTATTATAGATATCCTGGTGAATTTTATTTAGAAAATAAAGAAAAAACAGGATTAACATATGGAATAAATGGATATTATTCGTTTAGAGAAGGTGTAGAATTTAATGATCCAGATCCAATCATATTCCACTCTAGAATAATTGGATGGGCAAAAGACGGTAATCCAATATATGGACCGTATGGATATAAAGATCCTTTCAATTTCTCTTCTGAAGCTATTACATTAAAAACTGGATATGAGTTGCAACCATCAAATATTAATAATAGACCATCTTTAGATATATTACCTGCTGGATTTTTTGTGGATGATTATAAATTTACAAATTCTGGAGATTTGGATGAGCATAATGGAAGATTTGCCAAAACTCCAGAATTTCCGAATGGGGTATATGCCTATTTTGTAAGCACTAAACTAGACATTAGTACTTCTGCCCAAACAGAAATAGTTCCAGAATTTCCATATATTATTGGCAATTCTTTTAGATCCAAACCATCAGATAATTTTATCTTAGATCAAAATTTAGATTTAGATGCTGATTTATTATTAAGAAATACTTTCCCATATAGAGTTAATAGAAAAAATTCTGGAAATTATTTTTTACCAAAAAATTACGGATTAAAACAAAAATGTGAGATAAAATCTGTAGATACCGGATCATTAGAAAACATATTAGTTGAAGTTCCAGGATCTGGATATAGTGTTGGTGATAGTGTTATTTTCGATAATGCAGATACTGGTGGGTCGGGGGCATCTGCCATAGTTTCTAGTGTTTTTAATGGAGTAGATATTGAGAGAATTAACACTACATATACCCAATATGAAAATGTTGTATTTTCTTGGGAAAATAGTAATTCTATAGTAGCAACTGTTTTACCATCCCATAATTTTTCAGATCAAGATTATATTCAAATTAGTGGTTTAAGTACTTCATCAATAAAAAGGTTGAGTGGAAATCATAAAATAAAAGTTGATACTGCATCTTCAATTTTGCTTAGAGATTTAAGTTCGGCAAATACAGTTGGTGTAATTACAGACATCTATTTGGACAAACCATTACCTAATGTTAGTATTGGTAGCAGCATTTCAATAGGGGATGAAAAATTTACTATTTTAAACATTTTTGATGACAATATATTAAGATGTCAACGTAATCAAACAGGAATATCGCATACGTCATCATCAACAGTAATTGAAATACCTTGCAAATTCAAAATAAATTTAAATGTAAATAATTTTGTTTCGAACAATAAATCGATAGTTTATTTCAATCCCAATCTTTCAATTGGTGTTGGGACTGCCGATGGACTTGACGTTCTTTCCACTCAATATTACGGAGACTTTGCTAAAAAAGTTTCTATACCAACAAGATCAATATATTTACCAAATCATCCATTTGAAACAAATGATATTATTTCATTAACAGTTAGTCGATCATTAAATAATACACTAATTACAGTTTCTAACTCACCATCTTCTAGTCAATTTTCTATTCCAAGTAATGTTAATCAAAGTGTAGACTTGTATGTAATTAAAAAATCAAAAGATTTTATTGGCATAGTAACTCAAATTGGTTTAACTACAACATCTTCTGGTTTGTATTTTATATCAAACGGTTCAAATAGTTATGACTATAAATTTGAACAAGTAGAATCTGCCAATAAAATAGTAACTGGAACTGCATCAAAGATAAAATCACAAATTATTACTTACAATCCACATAATCTAAACAATGGAGAAACTATTAATCTTGAAGTTATTCCAAACACAACTTCTGGTGGGATAACCACTTCATTACCATTAAAAGTAAAATATAATTCAAATTTCCATAAACTTTTAGTTGACGTAATATCTTTTAATTCATCTGGAATAAACACTTCAAAAAATACTATTACAATACCGTCTCACAAATTTTACACCGGTCAAAAAGTTTTTTATGATACAGAAAATTATATTAACGGTGGAATTTCAACAGGTATTTACTACGTAAATAAAGTTGATAGTAATATAATTAAATTGTGTGAAACTTATTACGATTCAGTATCTTTCCCAGTACAGGAATTAGATATACAAAATATTGGTGGTAGTGGACAAGAGTTATCCACAATAAATCCACAAATAATATCAATAAGAAATAATAATCTTTCTTTTGATCTTTCAGATTCTTCATTAACTGGATATAATTTTAATATTTTTTATGATAAAAAATTCAATAAGAATTTTGTTTCAACTGGATTAACATCAAGATTTAATGTGGAAACTAGTGGAACTCTAGGTATTAATGGGTCTCTTACGGTCAATTATGACAGTTCAATTCCACCATTATATTACACACTAACTAAAGATGGTTATCCAATATTTTCAAATACCAATGAAACTGATTATCAAATAATATTTACAGAAAGTTTATATAATAAGACAAATTATGTTATTTCTGGAGTATCAAATACGAGTTTTTATGTCAGTTTAAACACTATACCAGAAAATTTAAATTATGTTTCTGGAGAAAATGCAAACATACGTTATTATACAGATTCAAAAAATACAACTGGACCAATACATTCACTAAAACTTTTAAGTGGTGGATCTGGATACACACAATTGCCAAGAATAATAGGAATTGATACTGCTTTTTCAAAAAGAATATCTGGAAATAGTGCTTTAATTTCTATACAATCTGATTCTATTGGTAAATTAAAATCAATTGAAATTTCCAACGATGGTTTTGATTACCCATCAGATAAGACTTTGCGCCCATCCGCAAATTTAAATACATTATTACTATTATCAAATAATGAGGAAATATCAGAAATTAAGGTTGTTTATGGTGGAAAAAATTACCTTTCAAAACCAAATTTTGTTTTAGTTGATACTTTGTCAAGAAAAAAAGTTTCTCCTGGTATAATGGAACTTGGATTAAATGGAAGTTCAATTGGAGATGTGAGAATAATATCAAGACCAAAAGGATTATCATCTTCCTCCCACAGGTTATATGTTGTTAATAATAGTAATGGTGTCACTATTACTGGTGTAACAACAACGGTAAATGGAATAGTTCATGCTAATGTTAGAACTCCTCCAATTTATGGATTTACTACTCCACCATTTGTTCCTGGTGATTATATTTTTGTTGAAGGTGTTCAAAAAGGAGGATCTGAAGATGAAATTGGAAATATAACTTTCCCTGGAGATGGATTTAACTCGGAAGATCATGGATACAATTTCTTTAAAGTTGTTGATTTTATAAATGATGCTGGAAGTGCTGTATTAAAATATGATGTGTCACCATATACATTAAACCCAGGAATACCAGTAATAAGTCAAACAGTATACAGTTCTGCAATAAATGAAAATGTTTATCCTGTATTTGAAATAACTCAAATAAAGAGTGATTTTATTGATGGTGAAAAATTGTATATAAATGAAACTTCAACAGAAATTGAAATTAAAGGTTTATTGAATAATTCAATTAATGTTTCCAAAACATCAGATAACATCAAAAAATTTGATGTTATCAAGGGTACTATTTCCAATTCAAAGGCTGTAGTATCTGATATATTTGAGTATTCTGCAAGATTTAATTATTCTTCTCTTAGTAGAGCTTCTGTTGGGTGGTCTAATGATACTGGAAAATTAAATTTTGATACTCAATCTTTACCAGATAATGATTATTATCAAAATTTATCATATTCAATTAAAAGTAATGTGGAGTATGATAAATTTTCGGAAGCACTCAATAAATTAGTACATCCAATAGGAACTAAGAATTTTGGAGAAATAGGATTTAGTTCTTCATCCAAAACATCAATTGGCGGAACTTCTTCATTAACAACTGTTCTAAATTTAGACAACGAGAATAGTGTAGATATTATTAAAAATTATGATTTAGTAGTTGATTATGAAGCTTTTTCTGGATCTTCTTCCAATATTAAATTATTGAATAAAAAATTAAGTAATTATATTGAATGCAAATCAAATAGAGTATTACCAATAGATGATATTAGTAATAGTTTTTCTAGTTCGGAATTTAATAAGGATGAATTTTTAGAAGCAATTTCTTATGATATAAATGGATTTTATTCTAAATTTTTAGTTCAAGTTTACAATACACCACAAACTGAAAATGAAGAAAAGTCTTATCAAATTTCTGATTTAGTAATTTTGAATGATTTTAAAAATACGTATACTTTAAACAAGAGTGATCTTTATACCAATTTTAGTCTTGGGGATTTTAAAGGCGAACTTAATAATGTTGGAGATCCTACTTTACTATTCACTCCAGCAGATCCTTATAATACCAAATATGAATTAAAAATTTATAGAGAATCTTTTACTTTACCAAATGTTACTGGATTTGGAATTACTAATTATGGATTTCTTAGATTGTTTAGTGAAGCAAGAACTGTAAAAAATGAAGTTGGATTTACAACATCTGTTTTTAGAGCATTATCTTCAGATTATCACACGATACATTCATCATCTTTAATTATTAATACATCAGATTATTCTTTAAATTATTACGAAGTTGTTGGAACTTATGACGGAACTAATACTCATTTGGCCGAATTTTATTTTGATTCATCACAATATTTGGGTGGATATTCTAGTGGATATATTGGAACTTTTGGATTAGTAGAAAATTCTGGAATTCTAAGTTTAAATTTCACAAATAATACTAACGATAATATCGTAATTAAATCAAAAACTGTTGCCATAGGAAAAACCAGCCTTGGAGAAGGTGTGCATAGGTTTTTAGTGGAAGATCAAATACCAGGATCAGAAAAAACTTGTAGAATTGAAAGTGATTACTTATACATTACTGGTATAAGTACTATTAAAACTTTCGATAGTTCTGTAGAATCTGGATTAAAATCGTTAATAAGAGTTTCTGTAGGATCTACTGTTTCAGTATATCAAATATTAGTAGTTGGAGATCAAACATACACCAAAATTCAAAGTGATCCATTTATTACTGTCGGAACTTCTGTTGGGTTGGGGACATTTTCAACTGTAAATGATGGATCTTTGGTAAATGTTATATTCCATCCAGATCCTAACTTTGTTTCAACAAAACTTTTAATTCAGTCTATCGACCATTTCATTTATGCAGAAAATGATGAATTTAATACTCCAGAAACAAAAATTTTATCTTATGGTCCAACAATAGAAAGGTTATATACTAACCAATATGGTTCTATTAATAATTACGGAAAAGATAGATTAGATTTTGATTTAAATTGGAATAGAACTCCTATATTTGAAAAAACATTTAATCCAAAAAATGCTAAGCAATTTGACATTTTAACTGGAATATTTTCTATAAGTAATCACCTTTTTGAAGATAATGAAGAATTAATATACACCCCAGGATCTACTCTTATTGGTGTCGCAGCATCCGCAATCGGAATATCAACGACTATTGTTGGGGGTACATATTTTGTTGGAGATTCTATAGTTGGATTTAAAACTGTAACTGGAATAGCTTCATCTGAAGGTATAATAACTTCAGATTCTAATGTATTTTATGGTCCAAATATTACAAATGGAACAAAAATTGTTAGCGTTGGTCAAACTTATAGTTATTTTGTTGGTAGTGTCTCTTCAGGATCTACTGTTATTACAGGAATTGCAAATACTACTATCTTAAAGATTGGTTCTGGTATATTCTCAGGCAACAATACTCAGTATGGAACTATAGTTTCTATAGGAATTAATTCTATAACATCGTCAGTTAATCTTCCATCATCAAACAATAATGTATATTATGCAAATAATTTAAATTATTCAGCAACATTGAATAATGTTTCAGCAGCAACAACTTTCAGAGGTACATACCAAGTTGGGATAATAACTAACATATGCCCATCTACAGTATATACAAAAAAACTGGGAGAAAATAATTTTACATTAATTGGAACTAAAAATGGTATAGGACTTACATTTACAACTTATGGATCCGGAAATGTCCATAAGTTGGAAATGAAGAAAAAACTTGAAAAAACTGTTTTAACAATTAATGGTGTTTTGCAAGCACCACTAACCTACACACCATTATCCAAAACATTAAGTCGAAATAATGGCGGATTGGTTAGCACAGGAGCAACATTTATTTCATTATCTGGAATATCATCCATTCAACCTATAGATATTCTTAAAGTTGATGATGAATATATGACAGTTATTGGTGTCGGAATTGGAACTACTCCATCTGGTCCAATCACTGGAATTGGTACTTTCCAATTATGTAATGTTAATAGAGGAACTTTAGGTTCAATCGGAAGTACTCATTTAGATAATTCTCAAGTAAGAATTTACAGAGGTTCATATAATATTGTTGGGAATAAAATATGGTTTTCTGAAGCACCTGATGGAAAGGGAAATAATGCGTTATTTGCTGATAATTATTTACCTTTACCAAAGTCAACTTTTAATGGAAGAGTTTATTTAAGAAAAGACTATACAACTAACCGAATTTATGATGATATTTCATTAGAATTTACTGGTATTGGTAGAACGTTTACTTTATACAACGAAGATGAAGTTGTTTCCGATTCCCAACCCGGAAATAGTATTGTTATGTTAAATGACATATTCCAGACTCCAGATACTCAAACTAATACTGGAAATAATTATGAAACATTAACAAATAACGGTATTTCCAGTATAAGATTTAAAGGAATAACTCTACCAAATACTTCAGATTCATTTACAGTTGATTATGACGTAAATCAAAATGATCTTCCAAGAGGTGGAATATTAGTTTCAGTAGCATTTACTGGTGGATATGGATATGCACCATTAATAGGTGTTCCTTCGGAGGTTCTAGATGTTAGAGTTGGAACTGGAGGATCAATTAGTCATATTGGATTTACGACATCAATAATAGTTGGATTGGCTTTAACTGGAGTTATTGGAGTAACTACAAATAGAATAACTGGAATTAATACAAGCAATATTAAAATAAATCAGAAAGTTATGAATATTTTGAACAAATATGTTGATGAAATTAAATTTGTACCACAATATGTAAATTTAAAAGTCCCAAATCAAACTAATATTCTCCAATTTGATACTTTAGTATCTGGTATTGGATCAAATTCAATAACATTATCAAAAACAACTACAAATACATCATCATTAACAACATCATTTGGATTTGATTTTGGTGATGAATTTAGGGGATCTGGATATTATAGCACAATTCCTGTTGCAATTAAAGATAATTCTCATGTTGGTTCTGCTGCAACAATTATTGCTAAAGTTGGTTCTGGTGGATCAATAACAGAATTCAATATTATCCATGGTGGTACAGGTTATACCGATCCAAGTGTATCAATTTCCGATCCTTCTTATCAGAATTTAGCAATAAAAGGAATATATAGACCTTCTATAGGGTATGCGACAACAACTGGAATAGGTCTTTCAATAACTGTAGAGGTTTCCCCATCACAAAGAACTGGAATTGAGTCATCATCATCTTATGTAAGTAATTTTACAATTACAAAACCTGGATATAATTTTGAATTGGGTGATATATTTGCGGTTTCTGGTTTAACTACCGCAAAAGGTCTTGCGAAACCATTTGAAGAACTTGTATTTACTGTTACTGAAGTTAAAGCGGATACTTTTGCTTCTTGGCAAGTTGGAGAATTTGATTTTGTTGACAGTTTAAAATCTTTACAAAATGGCATTAGAACAAGATTTCCTTTAGTACGAGACAATAAATTATTAAGTTTTGAAAAAAGTAAGACAGATCCTGCAGCAGCAATAATTGATTTTTCTTCAATATTACTTATTTTTATTAATGGTGTTATGCAAGAACCTGGTTCCTCATACACATATACCGGTGGAACCACATTTAAATTTTCGGAACCACCTAAACAATCTGATAATATTTCCGTATTTTTCTACAGAGGGACTAAAGATGTTGATAGTGTTGAAGTTACGGTATATCCAACAATTAAATCTGGAGATACCGTACAAATTAAGAAAAATAATTCTTTACCATCATCTTTAGATCAAGATCCAAGAGTAATTTCTTATATTACTTCCTCAGATACATTTGAAACTGGAATTTATTTTGGACAAGGAATTGATGAATTAAATTACAAACCAATCGATTTAATTCGTCAAAAAACAGATATTATAACAAACAATATTGTTCAATATAAAGATAGAGATTCTTTGGAATCTATCGTACTTCCAACTTCTAAAGTAATAAAATCAATTAATTCTTCAGATAATGAAATATTTGTGGATAATGCAGAATTTTTCAATTATGAGGAAAATAATTTTGATTTAAACATCAATTCATTTGATGCAGTTATAATTGATCCTATTACACAAGTTTCTGCGGCATTAACTGCTACAGTTTCTACATCATCTACTATTTCTAGTATTAATATTATTGATGGTGGCAGTGGGTATATTGGAATTGGAAATAGCTTATTATTAAAAATGAATTCAACACCAGGAATTACTACGGAAGCAATTATATATGCTACAGTATCCTCAGCAGGAACAATAACATCACCATTTAATATAGTCAATCCTGGTTATGGATATACTGTAGATAATGCTCCCCAAGTTATTGCACCTATGCCATCATTTAAAAATGAATTAATTGAAAATATTCAATTTGTTGAGGGATTTGCTGGAATAATTACTGGAATTACTACGTGTCCAGGAATTGGGACAAACATGGCGATTAAATTTTTTACATCATATAATCAAAATTCATTGGTAGAAACATTAAAAGTTGGTTATCCAATTTATGTTTTTGATACTGTTGTTGGTAATGGAGTAACTTCTATTAATTCTAACGGATCTTCTATTATTTCAATAGGAACTACTTATTGTGATAACATATATGAAATTCATCAAATAGTAGATTTGAATTTGAGAGGTGAGTTAATATGCAATATTTCAAGTAATACTAATATAACTGGAATTAACACTTCTGGGTTAACTCAAAAAGGTAAATTCTCTTGGGGAAGATTTAGTAATATAACAAGATCATCTTCACCAATATCTATTGCTTTAACTGCATATACCACAACTTCTGGATTGTCAACCTTCCCAACAATCCAAAGGCGTGGATATGGATTAAGAAATCTTGGTGGATTAATAAAAATAGTTGTCGAATAACTTATAAATATAGATAAAATGGTGTAAGATAATAAATGGCGGCAATAGTTACTGACCAATTTAGAGTATTAAATTCTAAAAATTTTCTAGATTCGGTTAGGGATCCAAGTAACTCTTATTATATATTTTTATCTCTACCAAATCCCACTCAAGTTGGATTTGGTAGAACTTCAACCTGGGATTCTGCAATTCCAACTCCCGAAGATAGTTTCAATTACTTGGATCATGTTAAAGATACTATTCTCTTTGGTAAAAGAATAACCTCAGATAACATTAGAAGATTGATACGAAAAGTTTCATGGGAAAAAAATACAATATATGAGTTGTATAGGCACGATTATTCTGTACAAAATCCATCCCCTAAAACAAACTCATATAGATTATATGATGCAAATTATTATGTAATTAATAAAGATTATCGGGTTTACTTATGTATTGATAATGGATCAAAATCAACCAATAGATTGGGAAATCCTTCCCAAGATGAACCACTTTTTATAGATTTAGAACCATCAAGAGCTGGGGAAAGTGGAGATGGATATGTTTGGAAATATTTGTTTACAGTTTCTCCAAGTGATATTATTAAATTTGATTCTATCGAATACATACCAGTCCCTGCAGATTGGGAGACTTCAAATGATCCTGATGTTAAAGCAGTTAGAAATAGTGGAGATTCTCTAGTAAATGAAAACCAAATAAAAAAAGTTTATATAGAAAATCCAGGATCTGGATATAATTCATCAACAGAAACTTTGGATATATTGGGTGATGGTGAAGGAGCTAAAGTTATTGTTGATGTTATTGGTGGAAAAATAAACGATGTATTAATTTCAAACGGTGGAAAAAATTATACTTACGGTAGAGTTGATTTATCTCCAATAAATCAAGGTGCAACTTCTTTTGCCCATTTAATACCTATTATACCACCATCAAGAGGACATGGATTTGATGTGTATAAGGAGTTGGGATGTGAAAGGGTGTTGGTTTATGCTAGATTTGATGATTCCACAAAAGATTTTCCTACTGACATCAAATTTGCACAAATAGGTATTCTCAAAAATCCAACTTTAGCTGGATCTGCATCATCAATATACAGTAATTCTACTTTTTCAAATTTATATTCTATAAAATTAAATTCAAATACAGTTTCATCACCAGAATCCTTAACACCTGGAACAAAAATATATCAACCAATATCTGGAGTTGGAACTGCAGTTGGATACGTTGCTTCATATGATAGTGAAACAAAAGTTTTAAAATATATCACAGATAGATCTTTATATTTTAATGACTTATCATATGATCAAAAAGATTCAAAAAATGTTTTTACTCAAGGAAGTCCTATAGGATTTTCAACTGCAGGAAGTTTAATAACTTCACAATCTGGTTTTAGTGCAGCAATTGATCCATCATTTCAAGAAAGTGTTTTAGTTTTATCTAATACAAAATCTGTTAACTTAAACTCAACGTTTGTTAATGGAATTTCTCAACCAGAAATAAATAAAAGATCTGGTGAAGTATTATATATTGACAGTAGACCTATTGTCAACCGAAATCCAAAACAAAAAGAAGACATTAAAATCGTACTGGAATTTTAAATTAAAATGGCAAAAACAAATTTAAACGTATCACCATATTTTGATGATTTTGATGCAACTAAAAACTTTTATAAAGTTTTATTTAAGCCGGGATATCCAGTTCAGGCTAGAGAATTAACTACATTACAATCTATATTACAAGATCAAATATCTTCTTTAGGAAAAAGTATTTTTAAAGACGGATCAGTTGTTATTCCTGGTGAAGTTTCTTATGATCCAAACTACTATGCAGTTAAAATAAATCCCATCCATTTGGGATTGGATGTAGAATTTTATTATAAAGAACTTATAGGAAAACGTTTATTCGGAGATATTTCTCAAATTACGGCAGTAGTTCAAAATGTTGTGTCTAGAAATAATTCTATTGAAAATGTAACAACATTATATGTAAAATATTTAAATTCAAACTCAAATAATGAAAATTTGAGTTTTATTGATGGGGAAACTTTAACAACCTTAGATAATGTAAAATATGGAAATACCACTATAACTTCAGGAAATACTGTTGCTTCACTATCAGATACTAATTCGACTGCAATAGGATCTGCAGTATCGATTTCTCCAGGAATTTATTTTATACGTGGTTTGTTTGTTACTGTTGATCAAGATACAATTATATTAGATCAGTATAACAATAGTCCATCATACAGAGTTGGTTTATCAGTATCCGAAACATTTATATCTTCGTATGATGACTCTTCTTTATACGATAATGCCAAGGGATTTACAAATTATTCCGCTCCAGGAGCAGATAGATTTAGATTAAAAACAAAATTATCAAAACAACTTTTAACAGATTATGAAGATACTAATTTTATAGAAATATTAAGAATTACTGATGGAGTTGTTAGAAAAATAAAAGATACTAGTGATTATTCTTTAATAAAAGATTATATTGCAAAAAGAACCTATGAGCAATCTGGAAATTTTGCATTAAGTCCTTTTTCAGTTTTTGTTGAAGATTCATTAAATAATTTAACAGATCAAAAAGGAATTTTTAAGCAAAATCAAACAACCGAACAAAATAATACACCTAGTGAAGATTTACTTTGTGTTAAAATTTCTTCAGGAAAAGCTTATGTTAATGGAAATGATATTGAAAAATCTTCAACCACAATATTAGACGCAAAAAAAACAAGATCAGTAAATACTGTATTTAATTCTCCTGTTTTGTTTGAAATGGGTAATCTGATAGTATTGAATAATGTTTCAGGATCTCCTGCAATTGGTCTGAATAATAACTACGAAATTAGATTATTTGATAATAGAAAATCTAGCAATATTGCAGGATCAGGAACAACTATAGGAAAGGCTAGAGCATATTCTTTTTCTGCTAGTGATAGTCCATATCAAAATCAGTCTAGTAGGTGGAATCTTTATCTTTATGACTTACAAACTTACACAACTATAACTGTAAATTCAAGTGTTACGAACGAAGTTACGAAATCTTCATTTGTAAGAGGTTTAAGTAGTGGAGCTTCTGGATATGTTGCAGAAAATCCAAATAATGGAACAACAGTATTTTTATATCAAACTTCAGGATCTTTTATTAGAAATGAGCAAATAATATTTAACAATAATAAAAATTTAATAAGAACTGTAGAAAAAATAAAAGTTTATAGTCCAAAAGATATAAAATCGGTATATCAAAAATCTTCAGATGTTTCTTTGAGTGGATTGTCTACTGATTTTTCTGCAGATGTATTTTTACAAAAAAATATTGCTCCAGGATTTGGTCCATCAGATACTATAACAATTCAACCATCAGTTTCTGGAATTAGTACTGTTACTTCTTCTGGAAAAATTTTCTCCGGAATAAAAACAGATTCTATTATAAGATATCAAGTAGCAGGATTTTCTACGGAAAATTATAATAAAGTTGTATCAATAAGTGAAGATGGTCTCAGTATGAATGTAGTTGGAGTTACAACAGTACCAAATGTTTGTGTCGGTTCTCTTCCATCAGGATCTGCAGTATCTTCATTATTTTCTTTAGGGGAATCAACTATTAAAAATAAAGATAAATCAAATTTATATATTAATCTCCCAAATAAAGATGTTTCTTCTGTAGATTTATCATCGTCATCAATAACCATAACAAAACAAATAACACAAAAAAGTACTTCAAGTGTTGGAACACTTTCTTTATCTGTTTCTGGAGATTTTTCAATTAGTAGTGGATATTTTGAACCATTTTCTCCAGAAAGATATTCTATTTTTTATGGTGATGGAACAGTAGAAAACTTAACTTCAGAAAAAATAGAAATAACCAATAATGGAGCAGATTTATCTTTTTATGGTTTAAAACCATCTCAATCAGGAAACGTGTCTGTTATTTGCACAATAACAAAAAATTCTGTTCGCAATAAAACAAAACTTTATAAGAGAAGTCAAAAATTAGCAATTACAAAAACATCTTTGGGTATTTCAAATGGAATTAGTGGATTAACAACTAGTACATACTATGGAACTAGAGTAGAAGATGAAGAAATATGTTTAAATGTTCCAGATGTTTCCAACATTATAGCAATATATGAATCATCCAATTCAGAATCTCCAATTTTAGATAAACTAACATTTTCTTCACAAGCAGTATCTGGAGCAATTGTTGGTGAAAAAATTTATGGATCTTCAAGTGAAGCAGTTGGACAAATTGTAGATGTTCAAGGAACTGATATTAGTTTTGTTTATTTAAATTCAAATAAATTTCAAACTAATGATATTGCAAATTTTGAAGAATCAAAAATATCAACTTCAATATTAAATATTATTCCTGGAGTTTATATAAACAAAACAAATGATTTTACTTTAGATAGGGGGCAAAAAGATCAATATTATGATTATTCTAAATTAGTTAGAAATTTTGGTTCTAATTCGCCAGCAAAAAAACTATTAGTAATTTTCAATTATTTTGAAGTTTCCGAATCAGATTCTGGAGATTTGTACACAGCAAATAGTTACAACTCATCCAATTTCAAAAATGATGTTGCCATTTTAAAAAATGGGTATAGGTCTTCTGATGTGTTAGATTTTAGACCAAGAGTATCCAAATTTACATCAGAATCATCATCTCCTTTTGACTTTTCTAGTAGAAATTTTTCAACAGCACAATCAAATATACAAATAGTTGTATCACCCAACGAATCTACTAAAGTTTCTTATTCGCATTATGTCCCAAGAATAGATAGATTAATTTTAAATAAAAATGGCAACTTCCAATTAATTACGGGTTCATCATCAGTAAATCCACAAGAACCATCTTCTTTAGATGACGGTATGGATATTGCAAATATACAAATACCAGCATATGTTTATAATGTAGATGATGTTAAAATTTCTCTAATTGAAAATAAAAGATATACTATGAAAGATATTGGAACTTTAGAAAATAGAATTAAAAATCTTGAAAATTTTGCCTCATTAAGTTTATTGGAATTGGATATTAAATCTTTACAAATTATTGATAATGAAGGATTGGGATTATCAAAATATAAATGTGGATTTTTTGCAGACAGTTTTATAAATTCAAATTTAGTTGATTATAAAAATCCTGATGCAAAAGTTTCTATTAATTCTGAAGATGGTGAAATGAGTGCAGATGTATCTATTACATCCCTCAAAACACAAATATTACCTAGTCAAGGAACAAATTTAGAAAGTGCTGATTATTCTCAAAATTTAGATTTAGTTGATGCTAATGTTAAGAAAACGGGTGATTTAGTTACTTTAAATTATTCTGAAGTTGTATGGGGAGATATATCTCAACCATTTGCTACGTCTAAAGAAAATATTAATCCACATGGATTATCAGATTATAATGGAAACGTTAGACTTCGTCCCTCAACCGATGCTTGGGTTAAAACAATAAACTCAACTAAAGGTAAAGTTGTAAGAACTCAAAGCGAGTGGAAAAATAATTACTTATCCAATTTATATCTTAGTGGAGAAACTAGCAATAAAATGAGGTCAAGAAATGTTGAGTTTCTTGGATCAAATTTATTTCCTTTTTCAAAGTATACTCCATATTTTGATGGATCAACTTCTTTTGATGTAATTCCAAAATTATTAAAAATATCTATGATATCTGGTATTTTTAGTATTGGGGAAACTATAGATGGTTATGAAGGAAATGTGAAAGTATTTTCTGCAAGACTATGCACACCTAACCACAAATATGGGTCTTATAATTCGCCGTCAGAAACTTATCCATCCAATCCATATCAGACTTCGGAAATATTTTCTGACTATTCACAATCAACCACAGTTTTAAACATAGATACGTACTCTTTATCAGATAATGCTGATGGTAGATTTTATGGTTATATTTCCTATAATATGGTTTTAGTTGGAAGATCTAGTGGAGCTCAGTGTACTGTAAGTAATCAAGACCTTATTTCAGATACATATGGCGATTTAATAGGATGCTTCTTTATTAGAAATCCATTTTCACCTTTATTACCATCAAACGTTTTTGGTGTAGGAGATAAAACTTTTAAACTACAAACAGCAACTAATACACAACCCACATCATCAATACAGATAAGACAAGGTCTTTGCGAATCCACATTATATCTATCAGAAAATTCAAATTTTTCTAATAATAGTATTATTAGAAGACCAGTTTTAACTAGATCTTCAGTTTTATTATCAAAAAGTTATTTGTCACAAACATTTAAAGTTGACAATTCTGGTGGATTTTTAACTTCTATTGATTTATTTTTTGCAGAAAAGGATCTTAATGAAAAGGTAACTATTGAAATTGGTGAGGTTGATCTTGGTGGAACTCCGACAGATAAATTATTGCAAGATTTTGCTAGGATTCAACTTTTACCAAGTCAAGTTAACACTTCTACTAATGGTGAAGTTGCTACTAATGTTAAATTACCATCACCACTTTATTTGGAACCCAACAAACAATATTGCGTAAGAATTTATTCGCCATCATCTTCTTTATATTCTGTTTGGACTGCAGTATCAAACGAATCAACTGTCCAGACTCAAAATTATCCTAATGCTCAACAAATAATATATTCTAATCAGTTTATAGGTGGCAATTTATACAAGCCACAAAATGGAGCTATTCCTTCAGCATCTTTATTACAAGATTTAAAATTTAAATTATATAAAGCTCAATTTGTCTCTGCTGGAACAGTATTTTTTACAAATCCTATTCTTTCGGACACATCTTCTGGTGAATTTTATGACAGCAATAATGATAAATTAGTATCAAACCCAATAACAGGTTTTCCTCAGAAATATGTAATTGGAATTTCCACTTCTTATGCTAATGATTTTTATACTTTTGGTAAAAAAATACAATTTTCAAATGGAAATTATGGATTTATAGAAAAATCTGCAGGAAAAATATCAGGAATAACAACAACAAATGTTGGAATTGGATATTCTAATGGTGTTTATCCAAATGTTCCCCTATTCACCGTAAATGGTTTTGGTCCTAACGTATATGGAGCTACTGCCAATTTAACATTTGCTGGTGGAAAATTAAGTAGCGTAGTCATAGTAGATTCTGGAAGTGGATATTCAAAAGGAGACTTGTTAGGAATTTCAACTGGATACAATCCAAAAGGAACTGGTGCATTAATATCCGTTTCCAATTTAAATGGAATTGATACTTTATTATTAACCAACGTTCCAGGAAGAACAATTCAATTGGGAAATACTCTATATTATTTCGACCAAAATGGTACACAAGTTGCTTTAGCTGGAACTACAGTTACACAAACTCCAAAAATTTTGAATGACTTATATGATGGCAAAACATTTAAAGTTGACCATTATAACCATGGTATGCATGACAATAATAATTATATTACTATTAGTGGTGCATTTCCAGATACAAATCCACAAGAATTAACATCGAGTATAACTTCTCAAAGTAATACAATATCTATTGCAAGTACTTCAACATTTTCTAGTTTTGATGGTGGAGGTGTTGCTGGTATTAATACCGGATATGTTTTAATTAATAATGAAATTATTGCATACAGTTCGGTTAATGCAAATACATTACAAATTTCTTCTAGAGGAGTTAATAATTCCATAATTAGAAATCATAATGCTGGTGACATGGTTTATAAGTACGAATGTAATGGTGTTTCTTTAATGAGAATTAATACGACACATAGAAAAACAGATTCTCAATATCTAAAATCATTAGAAACTTCAGACAGTTATTATCTAAGATTTGTTACTGGAGAATCTAGTAATTCTACATTTTTGGAAGAAAAAACATTTGGGGGATCTAATTGCAAAATAACTCAAAATTATCAATATAATTCAATTATTCCAAAATTTAATATCTTAACTCCACCAGGAACATCTTTAAATAGTTCAATTAGAACAATATCGGGAACTAGTGCTTCTGGATCAGAATCATCTTTTGTTGATCAAGGTCTTCTTCCACTAGCTTTAAATTCTAAAAATGATTTTGACACACCAAAATTAATAGCATCTAGAATTAATGAAATCAATAATGTTTCTGGAATTCCTAGATTAAAATCTATGCTCATTTCTTTAACTTTAAGGACAAGAGATTCAAATATTTCTCCAGTTATAGATACTTCCGAAGGTGCTACAATTGCCCTTATTAGAAACAAATTAAATACTCCAATATCCAATTACATTTCTGATAATAGATCAAATTTATTAATAAATGATCCACATTCATCAATTTACATATCGAATCAAATTACTTTATTAAAACCAGCATCATCTCTTAAAGTAATAACCAATTGCTATAAATCTTCATCCAACGATTTTAGAATATTATACAAATTGATACGTCCAGATTCTAGTGAAGTTGACCAATCCTATGAATTTTTCCCAGGATATAGTAATCTAAAAGACATAAATGGGGATGGTGTTGGTGATACAATTATAGATACTTCACTTAATGATGGAACTTCTGATTTTTATGTTGGATCAACTGCAGAAGGTGAATATTCTGAATATGAATTTACAGCAGACAATTTAGGTCAGTTTGTCGGATTTGTTATTAAAATAGTTATGAGTGGTTCAAATGAAGCAAGACCATTAAAATTTAAGGATATTAGAGCAATTGCATTAGCATAATGATACCAATAGAAGGGCATAAAAATTTATACCGAGATGAAAATACTGGCGCAATATTGAATGCAGACAATATTGAATATAACAACTATCTTAAATTAAGGGACGAAAAACTTAAACAAAAAAATGAAATTGATAATTTAAAAAAAGAATTATCAGAAATTAAATCTTTAATAAGGAGGTTATTAAATGAATCCTGATGAAATTGAATTGCAAAATTTAAGTAAAAGTTTTGAATATTTTAAATTTGCTTCGGAAATAGATAATATTGATGATATTAAATCTTTAAAAAATATAGCAAAATCTTATTTTAAACTGTATTTGAAACAGCAAGAGGTTTTATCTTCACTTGCAGTTTTTAATAAAGATGAAACATAAATATTTCATATATTACTTATGGCACTAGAATAATGGCCTCAATATATGTAAGTAATCTGGTTATTAATTCTGGAGCATCTTTTTCTCAAGATTTTTTTCTGGAAGATAGTGCCACAAATTCTGCGATGAATTTATCTTCAGCAAGTGTACAATCTCAAATGAGAAAGTGGTCGGGAAGTACTGGAGTAACAACTTTCACATCTTCTATTGTTAATACGCAAACTGGTCAAATTAGAATTAGTTTGGGATCCACTACAACATCATCACTAAAACCTGGAAGATATGTATATGATGTTTTACTTACAAATAACAATTCAACTACAAGAGTTGTTGAGGGTATGGCTTTAGTTAGAGAAGGAGTTACTAAGTAAAAATATGGCTAAACCAGCATCCAGGCAACAACTAGTAGATTATTGTTTAAGAAAATTAGGTGCCCCTATATTAGAAATTAATGTCGATGACGACCAAATAGATGATGCAGTAGATGATGCTTTACAGTACTTTTATGAAAGACACTTTGATGGTGTTGAAAAAATGTACTTAAAATATCAAATAACTCAAGAAGATATTGATAGAGGTTCTGCAAATGCAAAATCTCCAGTTGGTTCTGGAATAGTTACAACCACTGGATCATCAAATGTTAATGGTGTTACTAAAACATTTAATTTTTACGAATCTTCAAATTATATACAGGTTCCAGATTCTATAATTGGTATTGAAAAAATATTTAAATTTAATTCGAGTACAATATCTTCTGGAATGTTTAGTATTAAATATCAATTATTTTTAAATGACTTATATTATTTTAATTCTATACAACTTCTTCAATATTCTATGACAAAATCGTATCTTGAGGATATTGATTTTTTACTTACAACAGATAAACAAATTAGATTTAATAAAAGACAAAATAGATTATATTTAGATTTTAATTGGGAAGGAAATAATGCTGGTGATTTTCTTATAATAGATTGTTACCGAATTTTAGATCCAAATGAGTTTACTAAGGTATATAATGATAGTTTTATTAAAAAATATTTAACTGCATTAATTAAAAAGCAATGGGGTCAAAATTTAATAAAATTTAGGGGTGTTAAACTTCCAGGTGGAGTAGAATTAAATGGAAGAGAAATATATGAAGATGCAGAAAAAGAATTAGAAGATATTAAACAAAGAATGACTCTAGAATATGAACTTCCACCATTAGACATGATCGGTTAATATGGCATTAAATCCATTTTTTCTCCAAGGATCTCCTGGTGAACAAAGATTAATACAAGAACTGGTAAATGAACATCTAAAAATATACGGTGTTGAAGTTTTATATATACCCAGAAAATTTGTCAGAAAAAACACTATTTTTAGAGAAGTTCAAACATCAAGATTTGATGATAACTATTCGATTGAAGCATACGTTAGTAATTTCGATGGTTATGGTGGATCTGGAGATATTCTAACTAAATTTGGAATGAGTTTAAGGGATGAATTAACTTTAATAATTTCAAAAGAAAGATTTGAAGATTTCATTTCTCCATTTTTAGAAGGAATGGATGATAATGAAATAGTTTTAACAACAAGACCTAGAGAAGGTGATATTATTTACTTCCCTCTTGGTAAAAGATTATTTGAAGTTAAATTTGTTGAGCATGAGCAACCATTCTATCAGTTAGGGAAAACTTATGTTTACGAATTAAAGTGTGAACTATTTGAATATGAAGATGAGATTGGAGGATTTTCTGATGTTAGTACTGCGGTTGATGAAATAGATGGCACTTTGCAGCAGCAAGGATATATTACATCTTTACAATTATTTTCCTTTGGTCAAACTGCAAATGCTACATCTGGAATTTCTAGCGGTTATGTTAGAAGAATAATTATCAATAATGACGGTAATGGTTATACTGGAATTCCAACAGTAGGTTTTTCACCAGCACCAGCAGGAGGAATATCAGCTTCTGCAGTAGCAATTACTACATGTAAAGGTGGAGTTTGTTCAATAAAAGAAATATTATTAGTTAATCCAGGATCTGGATATACTTCTATACCATCCGTTACGATTTATTCTAATGGAAATGGTGTAGGTGCAGCAGCAACAGCAGATTTTGTAGAAGGATCTTATGGTGCTCGTGTTGTTGGATTTAGTAGTTATGGTGAGGGTTATGTCAAACCTCCAATTGTAACTTTTAGTAACCCTACAGTTGGATCTGGAGTTACTGCAAGGGGAATTGCAGTTGTTGGAACATCAGGATCTATAACTCAAATATTAATTAGAGATGCTGGTATTGGGTATACTACATCTCCAACAATAACAATTGCACCACCTCCGCTTTTAACTGGCATAGGAACTTATAGGTTTAATGAAATAATAAGAGGATCTGAATCTGGAACAACTTCCAGAGTTAAATCTTGGGATAAAGATACCAATATTTTAACTGTTGGAGTAATTGATGGTGATTTTATTCCTGGAGAAAATATAGTAGGAACCGCATCCTCATCAATATACACATTAAAGACAACATCTGGAACTGAATTTTCTGATAAATATGAACAAAACGATGAAATAGAAGAAGAAGCAGATCTAATTCTAGATTTTACAGAATCAAACCCATTCGGAAATTACTAATGTTAGGAACTTATTACTATCACGAAATCATTAGAAAAACAATAGTTTCATTTGGAACTTTGTTTAATCAATTGTACATACAACATAAAGATGCTGATGGGGGTACTTATAGTGAAATAAGAGTTCCTATTTCATATGGACCATCTCAAAAATTTCTAGCAAGAATTGAACAACAACCAGATTTAAATAAACCAGTTCAAATTACATTACCAAGAATGTCTTTTGAAATGAATTCAATACAGTATGACTCTTCAAGAAAATCTGGGGTAACTCAAACATTTAAAGCATCTGATGGGAATAATTTAAAAAAAGTATATTTACCAGTTCCATATAATATTGGTTTTGAATTAAATATTTTAAGCAAATTGAATGATGATTCTTTACAGATTATAGAACAAATTTTACCATATTTTCAACCAGCATTTACACTAACTGTTGATCTGGTAAATTCAATAGGAGAGAAAAGAGATGTTCCAGTAGTATTAGATAATATTTCTTTTCAAGACGATTATGAAGGTGATTTTTCTACAAGAAGAGCTTTAATTTATACATTACAATTTACAGCAAAAACATACCTGTTTGGTCCTATTGCTTCTACTACGGATGGATTAATTCGTAAAGTTCAAGTTGATACGCATACAACTACCGATATAGCATCTGCTAAGAGAGAAATAAGATATACAGTCCAACCAGATCCAATAAATGCAGAACCGGATGATGATTTTGGATTTGATGGTTCTTGGGAATATTTTGACGACGGCAAAACTTATAGTTCATCTCAGCAAACTGATATTTAAATAGTATGAAAAATAGTTACGATAAATTGGATAAAGCATTAAACCTTGACAGCCAAATAATTGAGAGTGACTCCAAAACATGTGAGATAGAAATTATTAAACCTAGAGAAGAAAGTGACATTAAAAAAGATTATGAATACACAAGAGCAAATCTTTATTCTTTGATTGAAAAGGGTCAAGAAGCAATTAATGGAATTATGGAACTTGCTGGAGAGGGAGGTTCTCCAAGAGCATATGAAGTTGCTGGTCAATTGATTAAAAGCGTTGCTGATACTACTGATAAATTAATTGACCTCCAAAAGAAACTTAAAGACGTTGAGGAAGATGTTGTAAAAACTACCAATAATGTCACAAATAACGCAGTATTTGTTGGATCTACATCAGAACTTTCAAAAATACTCAAACAAGGTTTTCTAAATAACAATAAGGAATAATTTTTTTTTTATTGTGCAGAAATTAAAACCTCATAAATCAGTTGAACAAATTGCAAAGAAGCATCGTATGGATGTCTTAGATATTCAGAAGCAACTTGATATGGGAGAACCAATTGAGCACGAGCACACTAAGAATCATAAACTTGCTATGGACATTGCTCTTCAACATTTGGACGAAATTCCAGACTACTATACAAGACTTAAAAAAATGGAAGCATCTGCAAAAAAAGAACATCAAAAATTTAAAGATGTTACTGAAGGCAAAGGTCTTTGGGCAAATATTCATGCTCGTAGAAAAGCAGGTAAATCGCCCAAAAAACCAGGAGAGAAAGGATATCCAAAAACTTTAGATATTGAAGAAGGTTTAAAGCAAGCACGTAAAAATGTAGGTGCCAGTAAGTGTTGGCCAGGTAAAGTTGCTACGAAGACAAAAATCAAGGATGGAATAGAAGTTCCAGATTGTCGTTCTATCAAAGAAGAAACTGGAATGGTAAGATATTGTCCAAAATGTGCAAAAGAAGAAACTAGAGATGCTTGTAAGTATGGACCTAAGTATTGGGATATGTTTTCAACCCCAGTTGCTTTAGCATCAAATTCATATGATCCCAACAAACCACATCCAGCAAATGAAGAAAAGGATCACGAGTATTCTATGGCTCGTTCTGAACTTTCAACTATTATTTCAGCAGTAAAAAGGCTAAAGAAAAAAATGGGTAAAGGTGAAGGTAATCTTGAAGCATGGGTTCAATCAAAAATTACAAAAGCGGCAGATTATATTGATACTGCAGCAGATTATGTTGATAGTGGTGAGATGAAATCTGAGGGTGTAAGTTTTAATATTGGATCGGATCATACAAGAGTAAGAACTACAAATGCTTCTAAAAAACTTCAACAAATGACGACTGCACAACAAGGACAGTTACCATCACAGAAAGTAAAAAAAGTTTTAGGAACGGATCTTCCAAGATTTAACAAAGAAGAAACATCAGTAGATGAAGAATATAGAAATATTGCTCGCAAAGCGGGTGCGATGACTCAACAGGCAGCAAAATCTGGTGTTACTGCTGGTGGCGCCCGAATGGGTGCAAGAGCACTTAGAACTGGTGGCGTT